CCAGTGATTTCTGGAGCCCATGCGGGTACGACTTCTGGAGCACGATGGACTGGATGCCAGATGCCCAGGACATTCTCGGAGTCCTGGACTCTGCGGTTGGCACTGACAACGTCTGCCTGCTGACAGCCCCCTGTGCCACGGCTGGCTGCGTCGAAGGGAAGCGAGATTGGGTCAGGAAAAACCTGCCAGAGTTCTCAAAGCGACTAATGATCGGATCAGCCAAGGAGTTTATGGCGTCTCCCGTTCGGCTGCTGGTCGATGATCGTGACGAGAACGTGGACAAGTACAAAGCAGCAGGAGGGCCGACGTTCCTGTACCCCCGGTGCTGGAATCGAAATCATGGCCTCGTTTGCCATGGTGACCTGCACATGATGCTTATGCACTCAATTATCGGACGAGATGGCTAATGCCGGGATCGAATAAATACGAACTCCAGACGATCAAGAAGGGCTTGCTAGAGCTAGAGCTGCGCGAGCAGCACCCGCTCCACGTCTATCGACCGACCCAGTTCCAACTCCCGGTTCACGAGTCGTCGGCTAGTGAGGTCCTGACCATCGGAGGAAAGCGGTCGGGCAAGACCATCGCGGTGGTGATGGAGTTCGCCAGCCGCATTCTCGGCATCCCGATCACCCGCGAAGACGGGACTCAAATACCACTCCGGTTTCGGGCTCCCAGCAAAAAGAACCCGGGCCTTTATTGGGTAATTGGGTTCGACGTGAACCATATCGGCCAAACCCTCTATCACCGACTCTTCGCCCCGGGCCTCGGAGAGGGAGCGAACTTCCGCATCATCCAGGACCTGACCACCAGGAAGTGGCGGGCCTATAACCCCAACTTCGACCGGGAGCGGTACAACGAGAGCCAGCTCTCCCCGCCGCTGTTTGGCGAGCACATGATCGTGCCCAAGAGTTGGCACATGGAGAGTGCGGCCGGCAACGTCTTCAAGAGCGTGCGGCTCACCAACGGAGCCACGATCTGCGCCTATCCCAGCACCGGGGACAGCCCGAAGAAGGGAGACGCCGTCGATGGCATCTGGATCGACGAGGACGTGGATAAGGGCTCTTACCTCAAGGAATGGCAGGATCGTCTGGCCACGACTCGGGGCTGGTTCCTGTGGTCGGTGTGGCCGCAGGTCGCCAATGAAGCCCTGATCAAAACCATCGAGCGGGCCAAACGGTACGAGCCCGGCGGGGAAAAGGAAACCAACAAACCACCAATCAAAGTCTTCCGTCTGGTCAGCGTCGATAATCCCTACTCCGACAAGCTCGGTCTCCAGGAAATGATCGAGCGGATGGATAACGACGACGATGAGGCCCATCGTAACCAGGGTGACATCAGTGCGTTCATTAGCGGGCGGTTGATGTACAACTTCGGCTCGGCCCTGCATATCGTGAAGCCGCAGGAGTTCCTGGAAAAGGAGCAGGAAGAGAACGCCTGGAAGGCGATCTGCTCGCTCTTGGCTAAAAACCCGAACCGATTGCCGGCCAACTGGACCCGCTACCTGGTGATCGACCCGAGCCATACCCGCACCGCCGCCCTGGTCTGCGTCGTCCCGCCCCCGACATTCAAAGAGCTGGGCAATCGGCTGATCATTGAAGAAGAGATCATCGTCAGAAAACATACGCCCTCCATGTTTGCGGGGGTGGTGGCTTCGCGGGTCGGGGACCTGAAGTTCGAGGCCTTTGTGATGGATCAGATGGTGGGTCGTCAGACCTCGGTCGGCTCAGACTCTACCGTCTTCGCGGCTTATGAGGAAGAGTTTCGCAAGAAGGGCTTGGAGAGCCGGGTCACGAAGCACGGCTTTATGCGGGGCTGCAATGACAAGGCCCTCCGTCGCCGGATGGTCCGCGACCTCATGGAGCCCACGGAACGGGGCTGGCCACGTCTCCTCTTCTCGCAGCGATGCCCGTTGACGATCAGCGAGGTCCGCAGCTTCCGTAAGAAGGAAGTCAAGAATGCCGAAGGGGAAAGCGTCCCCACGGACGACGGTGAGGCCGAACGAGTGAACGACTGCGTGATGTGCGTCGAATACATCGCCGAATACATCGCCGGCCGCTTCCGGGACGGTACGGCCTACATCACCCCTGAGAACCGCAAAGGACAAGGCAGCATGGCCTATCACACGGCCATGGGCCTGATCAGCCAAATGAACCTAGAAAACGGTGGCAAGTACGTCCACTTCGGACCAGGGGCTGCCGTTTAATTGCCAGGGAGAATGCAGATGAGATACCAGGACAGCCCAACGCGAGATATGTGTCATGTCGGGACGGATCGGCCAGCCTCCGGCGTGGCGATCGCCTTTAGCTCAATAGAGAGTGCCGCCTCGGCATTGGACGACAAGATCGGGATGCTGTTCTCGCGGCTTGAGCCGATCATGCGACCATCGTCGCCAGCGGCGGTTCCGCCTGGTGCCCAGGGGGACTGCTCCAGCTGCAAGGTGGCCGAGCAGCTAAACCACACCTATCACGTCCTCGACCGCCTCAACGACCGAGTCGGCGAGCTTCTCTCAAGGATTGACCTGTAATGAGTGCGATTTGGCTCGATGAGAATTTAGGAGACGGCACGGAGCTGCTCCTTGACGGGCGTTACGATCTGAACATGCCGTTCGGGGACATGACGTTCACTATTTTTGTTACCCCAGGAAAGGATTCCGATGAACGAGGTAGCTTGGAAGGAAATTCAGGAGGACAAAGCGAACCTCCAGCCGACTCCCCCGGTGGGTGAGAAGGTGGTCTGGTACGTGGGCGGGGACCTGAAACACCCCGTTCCGGCCCAGATCAGCGGTATCGAAGGGCCCGGGCGGCTGAAGCTGGTGGTCTTCCCGATCAACAGCTTTCCCCAGCACAGGCCCGGCGTGTACCACGTCTCTGCTAAAATTCACCAGAAGCCGAACCCCGGAACCCGCAACAACGGGGCCTGGGATTACGTCCGGCAGAGCGACATCGAAGATGGGGATTACGACCTCCATCGCTCGGAGATCGCTAAACGGGAAACCAACCTTCGGGCTGGCGAGGAAAACGCCAAAGCGAACGAGGACCTGTTTAAGAAGAAGCAGGAGGAGCGAAAGACCGCTCCCCTGGTGAAGCGACGCCCGCCGGACATCCTGCCGGCCCCGGCCTAACAGGCAAGGACGCCTAAATGCAAGACCTGGCAGCCTTCGAGGACAGGAATTATGAATTCCTGCGCCCTATTGTTACAGGTTGGTTAGCCAAGCTGGAGTCTGCGCTGACCTGCCCCGCCCGCAAGCGGTGGAAGGAAGTGGCGGATGAATGCCATGACGAGCAAACAGAGGTGCTCACCAGCACCGGCTGGATGCTCTTCAGTGACCTAACCGGCGACGAGCCGCTTGGGACCGTGAACCTGGAAACCGACACAATCGAGTTCCAGGTTCCTACCAGGCTGGTCCGTCACCACAGGGCCGGTGAGATGATCCGCTTTGCCGGTAAGTCTCTTGACGCCATGGTGACCCCAGGCCACCGAATGGTCTTTTTCCCGCCACACTCCGGGCGGGCCGCCCTGAAGGAAGCCAGCTCCCTTCGCCGTAGCGAGCAACTAAAGCTGACCTCAGCCAATTGGCATGGCACTAAGCCGAGATTGCCTGATTTCGTTGGCGACACCGACCCGGCTGACTTCGCCGAATGGCTTGGCTTTTACATTGCCGAAGGCTGGTGCTCGAAAAAGAGCGAGAAGAAAGCTCGCGTTCCATATCGAGTTGGCATTGCGCAGAAAAAGACGGCTGGACGCAGGTATTACGAGCAGCTGGCAAAGCGGGTCGGGTTCCCAGCTCCGCCGTATAGCAAGCTGATGAAGTCGTACACATTCACCAGCAAGGAGCTGTGCGAATACCTTCGCCAGTTCGGCACAAGCTGCTACGACAAGCGGGTTCCTCAGTGGGTTAAAGACTCCCCCCAGAACGTGATCCGCGCGTTCCTGCGTGGGTATCTGGCCGGTGACGGCCACGTCCGCCACGGCCATGCCATATCAGGAACAGCCAGCAAACAGCTTGCCGATGACATCCAGGAGTTGTGGCTCAAGATCGGCCGCAGCGCCTCGATCAGCGAGAGACAGCCAGCACCATACGCGATCACCGACCCAGGCCTCGAAACCAGGACCGGGATGAGCGGCAAGCTCTACCTCGTGACCTCCTGGAGCGAAGGCAAGCGAGCCTCTCTAAAGCGACACACCGGCGACGAGATTAAGCTGAAGTACCACACGGAGCAGTACGACGGAATGGTGTACTGCGCCACCGTCCCGAACGGTACGCTGATCACACGCCGCAACGGCAAGCCGCTAATTAGCGGCAATTGCGTCATGTTCTACGGCAAGTCAGCGGCTGCCATGTGGGACCCGCTGTACGCCAAGAAGTTCTGGCGGGGAGTGAAGGCTCCCCGCTTTCGGATCAATATCAACAAGGCTTTCGAGTATGTGGCGGTTTTCGGCCCCAATCTCTTATGGGACGTACCGCATCGCACAGCTACGAGCAAAAAGCTGCTGGAAATCCCACCCGAGCTGTTCCCCGATCAGCAGCTCTATCAGTTCATTCAGCAGCAAGCTGCCCAGGAAAGTGCCAGCGACAAAATCGTCGGGCACATGATGCAGCAGTGGCTGAACTACACGCCCCGGGAAATGCCGGGGGACGGGCTCTCGGGCCATAACGAACTGGCGGTCCTAGACGCCATGCTCAAGGGGGCGGGCTGCCTGATCCCGGGTCCCTATACGATGCCGGGCTCCGATCTCCAGCTCACTGGCTGCTTCCATTGCCCCCCGGAAGACCTGATCTACGACCCTGACTTCAAGACCTCCCAACAGTGTAAGTGGGTGGCCCGCAAGCACATCCAGCCCCACTGGCAGGTCGAGCGGAAGTTCAAGCTCCCTAAAGGCGCTCTCAAAGGCAAGGCCTCCCTAGAGTCAGGCTGGCATTACGCCGAAGCCATGAGCCAGGAAGGCCAAGCCACCGGAGAGCGGAAGAGCGGGAAGACGAACGACCTGGTGGTCTGGTACGAAATCTGGTCGAAATGCGGTGTCGGCAGCCGGATGACCGGGATGCCGGACATGCTCAAGAATCAGCTGGAGGAAACCGTCGGTGATTACGCCTACCTTGCGATCTGCCCTGATTGCCCGTACCCACTCAACTGCCCATCCGACAAAATTAGGAGCGGAGCTAGTTCTGAAGAGGTTAGATCACATTTCGAGTGGCCTATCCCTCTCTGGACCGATGATAGATGGCCTGTTGAGCGACTCATCTTCTACCAGGACACAGACAGTCCATACGGACTCCCTCCATTGGCTCCCGCTCTGGGTGAGCTAAAGGCGATCAACGCCATTGTCTCCTGGCTCGTGAACCGCACCTGGCAATCCAGCCGGCAGATGTGGGCCGTGATGAGCCAGTACCACGACGAGCTGAAGAAGCAGCTCGAAGACGGCGACGATATGAGCGTCTTCGGGATTCCCATCGGCGGTGATCAGGATGTCAAGAAGATGATCCAGCTCGTCGAGGGCAAGGACATTAATAAGGACCCCTGGGAGGTATTGGAGCTACTGAACAGCTTGTTCGATAAGCGGATGGGTATGACCCCGTTCGTGTATGGCCAGAACGAAGGCGGCACCCAGGACCGCACGGCCGAGACCACCAACGCCCGCAAGCAAGCGGTCGGGGTGCGTCCCGAGCACATGCAGAAGAAGGTCGTGGAGTGGCAGAGCCGGGTGGCCAGCGTCGAGGCCTTGATCGCCTGGATGTTCGTGAAGAGCAAGGACGTGGCCCCGCTCATGGGCCGCACGGGAGCCTCTCTCTGGGCCCAGTACATCGAGAACGCCGACCACGAGCTGATCATGCGGCAGATGAGGTACGAGGTCGCAGCGGCCAGTATCCGCCGGCCAAACAAGGATCGAGACATCGACAACTTCTCTGAGTTCGGGACCCGCTTCCTGCCAATGGTGCAGAAGTACGGGGAACTCTCCGGCGATTACGAGCCGGCCAACGGCTACATGCGGAAGTTCGCGGAACTGCACGACATGGAGCTG